GAAGAGTGGGATGATGTAAACAAAATGTATAAAATAGATTGGTATAATTCTACTAAAATCATAGATTATAATCAATATACTACTAATACACATTCCACAGGTATTTCTGATTATGTACCTTACCAAGGTCTACCTGTTAGTTATTTAGACGTAGAAGAAGAGAATGGTACAAAAACTTACCTTAAACGTGGTGGTGGTGGTGTGACATCTAAAATCAAAGAAGCATATATTAATTCTGATGGCAAACCAGTACTAAAAAGAAAACTTTATCCATATTTTAGTAAAAATGAACCTATGGATGGAGATTTTTACTTCCAAATGAATGGCGGTTGGCTAAGCAGCCGTATAGAAAGTTTTAATTCTGAACCATTTAGTTTCTTAATGGATAAAGATGATAATATATATTCCAATAACACAGAGGGTTTAAAAACGTACTATGAAACGTTGAGAACGATTAAATCTGTAGATAGTATTCAAGAACTTGTAAACATTCATCAAGATAAACTTGAAAGCGGTGATGTATATTACGTTAAGAATATTAGTGGAAATTATGCTATCATAAATGGTTATGTAAATGAAGTATATAGTGAAAAAATAAAAGAAGATGAATATCACTATGTTTTATTCACCGTTAATCAAGGAACAATAAAAGTCGGTGATAATACTATAAGAGATTACGTTATAACTTATAATTCAAATTTACAGCAAATATCATATAACCTATATGACATGCAGGATGGTGAAACTATTAAATGTTATATTAATACTTCAGATAAAAACAAAGATGAGTTTATTTTGTTACAAGGAAATGTGAATAACGTTGTAACATTCTCTTTATTGCAAGATAATACAGAAGCAAATAATAAGTTAACAAACTATTTCAAATTAGATTTACCAGAAAATTCAAGAACAATAACAGCATATGACAAAACAAACCAAGCGTGGTCTTCTGGTTGGAGACGATTAACAACTGGTGATGCTGAATATTTTGTACTTAATGCAATAACAGATTATTTTAAAGGTAATAATCCTCATTGCGGTAATATGAAATATGATTGTGGTCATGAGTATTTTAAATATTTCAAGAATTTATTTAAATATGCTTATGAAAATAATTTATTTGATGACAGATGTTATCGTGATGGTTTAAATGATATTGCGACTAATGTTTACCCTATCGGTTTTACAGGATTAGTTGATAGTAATGATAGCGTGGTTAATTACGACAAATATTTGTTTACTGATAAAAAGGTACACTATTTTGGTAATTACTTATCACCTAATGGACACTATCACATCTATACAGATGATGAAAATGTTGTAAAGAACAATGTTAAACGTCATGGTACAAATCTTGTTGAATCGTACGCTCTCAACCAAATATTAAATGGAGAAAGAGGAACTAATGATGAAACATATAATAGGAAGAAAGTAACTTCCAAATCATATATTGGTTTTGACGGGGATAGTGTAACGAATCAGATAGTTAATAATAAACGTCTTTTAATTCGTTTCCATTTACATAGTGATTGGTATACAGGAGAAGGATTGTGTGAAGTTAAATATCTGAAAGATATAGTAATACCATACATGGAACAGATGATTCCTGCAGGGACTATTCTTGAAGTAGTTTTTAGTGATAATAATCTAAATAAAGAAACACTGGTTATTGGTTAACCAGTGTTTCTTTGTCTTCTTCCAAATCTTGTATATTATTAATTTCTATATTATAGAAACCATAATCAGTATCAATATTAACAAATTTATGTGTCATCTTCTCAATATCCCACACAGCAAAACCATGTTTACTAATTGTTTCTCCGTAGTCTTGTTGTATTAATGAACCAGGATATACAATCTCAGTATTTTTCCTCTTTAAAACTTGCCTCATATGTATATGACCAGCCATAACTGCATCGCATGTAGAGAAAATATCACCATCGTTTCCAATTTCCATAATTCTACCACTATTCGTTTGACTTCCGACTACAGTTCCGTGATACAATCCAATAACCTTTAAATCTTTAACATCTTTAGGTATTTCAGGCTTTGAATAATCTGAATATATAGAATATAATGCCCATAGAATATTATCATCTTGATATACTCCACTACAGTAATCTAACTCTCTATCAAGAAAAATTGTATTTTGAAAACATGCGGTGGTAAACAAAGCAGACATAGTGTCTTCTCTATTAATGTTATTAACCACTAAGTCATGATTACCACTGATGACAATAACTTTAGCAATTTCTTCAAGTGCTCTAATGAATGTACTTGTAAAACTAAACAACTCATTACTTATGTTATTTTTCTGATGTACTAAATCACCAGCAATAACTATTCTTACTTCATCTTTATCATATTTAGAAGCAATTTCTTTACTTTTATTAATGAATCTCATAAGTTGTTCAGAATATTCTTCATGACGCATTACGTTGCGTATATGAATATCTGCGGTGTGAATAACACATTTAATCATACTGTATACTTTTTTAATTTTGGCAAAAATACAAAAAAAATATTGATTAAGCAAGCAATTTAGTATTTATTATAAAAAATACAATGAAGATTTTAGTAAAAAGAGTAGGTAAAAAGGAAAAGTATACAATTGGAAAATTGTATGTAGATGATGTTTATGTGTGTGATACAATAGAAGATAAAGATAGAGGCTTAACACAGAATACACCATTAAATGACATTAAGAAAAAGAAAGTTTATGGACAGACAGCTATACCTTCAGGTACTTATGATGTAACACTTAATGTTGTGAGTACTAAATTCGGTCAGAAACCATATTTTAAAGCATTGTGTGGTGGTAAACTTCCACGACTGATAAATGTACCTGGGTTTGATGGTGTTTTAATACATACAGGCAATGATGAGGATGACTCATACGGATGTATTATAGTTGGCTATAATAAAGTTGTTGGTAAAGTAATAGAAAGCAAAAAAGCATTTGAGAAACTTTACCCGATACTTAAAAAAGCAAGTTCTAAAGGTGAAAAAATAACAATTCAAATCGTGTAAAAAAAAATGAGAGCAAACGCTCTCATTTTTCATATATTCTCTCTTAATTTGGTAGCTGCCCTTAAGTATTGTATGATTGCTTTCTCTCCACCTAATTGGTATATTAAAGAGGGGTCATAAATACCTTGGGTTGGGATATAACGTATTTTATTATATAGTCGTCCGTGATTAAGAGTAGAGTAAAGTTTTTGAACTGTTTCAAATGCATCTCCATCAAGGAATATATTGATATTACCTTTAGCGTGTTTAATTATCTCCCAATACAAGTCAAAGTTTTCGTTTAATGCCTTTCCAAGTAAAGGAATGGAGTTTGGTACTACTATATGGTCAAAAGGACCTTCAACAAGTGTTATATCAGCATCCCATTGAATAAGTTCCTCATTGAATATAATACTTTTTCTATCTACTTTAGGATTATAATATTTTTGCTTATTAGGTTTATTTGTATAATCACGTCCTGTCCAGTAATTCAATTCCCCGTACTTATCATAAGAAGGTATAATAATTCGATTACCCATACGCCAATTATCTTTTTCATATTGGCTAAAACCGATGTGATATTTTTCAATTATATCCCATTTAATATTTCTTTTTGAAAGATAATCCATGACAGCTGTTGGATACCAGTGGTCTTTTACAAGCGGTCTAAATGAAGATGGTAATGACAACTCTTTATTTTCATCAGACTTATCCTTAATATTGAAATCATCATCATTATAATTCAAACGATACATACGGCTCTCTCTAAGAGAGTTTATAGCACGCTTATAATCTTTTAAAATCTCTTCGTTTCCATATGACTTTATAAGCTTTACTATAGAACCTTTCATATCTTCATCCTGAGAAGCGCACTTCCAACATTGAAAGACTTGTTTTTGAAGATTAACCTCTAAATTATGTTTTGCAACCTCTCCATTTCCATCTCTCTCTACACATCGAGGACAAGGGAATTGTAATTGCATATTATCTCCATCAAACCCATTTTTACACTCTCCGAGGAAAGATGAAAGGATATGATATATATCGTATAATTCTGGTAGCATATATTTTTTTGGCGCAAAAATACAATATTTTAGTTGAATAAACAAATTTGAAATACTATTTATTGTTAAATTTTAAAAAACATTATGGCTAAGAAAATATACAAAGAAAATGATTTATATCGTGCTATGGTACAAAATATTGATGAAGAAGCAGTAGCATATGGTGCTAACGGTCATTACGCTGTAGGTGCTTATTATGATATTACTAAAATCAATAGTGCAATAGCTGGTGATAAAGATTATAATAATAAATCAAATTTTGAAAATAATAAAGAAAAGGAATCTGTTAAACAATTCTTGAAGACCGATGAACATAACGATGAATTAAAAAAAGATATATATCACTATTAACAAAAAAGAGAACACAAAATGTTCTCTTTTATTTTTTATCACAATATGTAATTCTGGATAAACGTTTATTCCAATAAACTACATCATATTTAATGCCCTTATCAATTTCTTCAATATTCTCAACTCTCATATCCAATTCTCCGTATTTTTCTTTATTTAAATAACCAAGACAAGCTACGTAAGCATCAGATGCATCAAAGTTTTCTTTCTTTAATTCTCCCTTTTTATTATAAATCCAAGGTACATCTGGGAAAAGTTCAGATACATTGCCTTGAATAACAGTTTTCTTATCAATAGTCCATGGATAATCCCCAAAAAGAACCATCTTACATTGTTGAATTTCTTTTTTGATTTTTTTATAATCATATTGCTTTTCATCCTTTCCATACTTTCTAATACTCATAAGCGTTGGGAAAGAATACTTTCTTGCATCATAAGAAGAAATATAGTGTGGGACTATACCCAAGATGTTGTATACGCAGTCAGAAATCATTCCATTGAAGCGTAACAGCGTACCTACGGTATTAACGTTATTACTTCTCAATAGAGGTTCTTCTATAACAATTTCATCAATACCAAAATCTTTGAATTTTACAATAAATTCTTCAAAAATCTTTTTCTTGATAAATAATGATTCAATTCCTTTAATTTTACTTGGAATTTTAGGACTAATATGAGTTAATTCTAAAATTTTTCCATAATCAGAACCATCATCAAGTACAATACACACACCTATGGTTGATGTTGAAACATCTAATCCCATAGCTATTTTATTTCCATTTTTGTCCATATCTTATATTATATATATAAATATATTATATATACTAGATATATATTCTAGAATATAATATTATAATTTATTATATA